TCGACTCATACCACGAACCGTCCCGGTCCTCCGACGCCGACCACGGAAAAAACATGGGAGCAAACCGGTTGTTCCCAGTCTGCGCCCCAACCCACAGTTCGTGAAAAAAGTTACCCGACCCGTTAGCCGTACTCAAACCGACAATCCGCCCGCCAACATCCGCCACCGGCTCAATGGAAGCCCACGCCTCTTCGGGGTTCGGCAAGAACGCCCACTCGTCAACGACCACCAGTGTGGCCGACTCGCCACGCGCCGGATCAGACGCCGACGGCATCGACGTAATCATACTGCCATTATCGAAAGCCATCTTCTGCTGATGCTCCACCAGCGACTCCGGGCCACGCGCCAACAACCAATCCGGCATGTGCTGAAAACCATACTTCGACTTACGCAACAACAACACCGATTCCCGCTCAGTACGCGACAGGTCAATAATGTTCTGATCCGCGTGAAAGAACGCCAACCAAAACTGGTGCGCGGCCACCAACGTAGTCCAACCAATCTGACGGGCCTTCAAGGTCAGAGAATAACGGTTACTACCCCAATGGTCCAAAGCCTCAGATTGGGCTTTCCGCAACTTGAACAGGATACGCCCCTTAGCCGGATGGGCAATATGCCAGTAAGATTCCAAAAAATGTTTCTCATCAGACGCGCAACGACGCCACTCCGCTTCCTGCTGAAGCTCAGACAGACGACCCATCAGCTACACCTCAATGAAAATACACTCACCCGGACACTCCTCCGCCGACTCGATCACAGCCTCAGCCAACTCATCCGACACCGAAGCCATCCCATCCGCCATCCTATAGGCAGGCTCACCATGACCGCCATCAGGCCCCGCCAGCGACTTCCAATGCTCCTCCTTGACGTAAGCCAACCCGTCCGCGTGCATATCAAAAATCGGTGGGCAAATCTCGGCACAAATACCATCACCAGTACACAGGTCCTGATCAATCCAAACTTTCATCTACCCGAACAACGAACGTAACGCCCGAGCAGACACCCACGCCGTCAACCCAATAAACCCACACATCGTCAACGTCGCCCACACCGCTTTCACTGACAGGACTCGCAGACATCAACCTCGTCCACACCGCACTCCAAAGGTTCCTCATCGTGAAACGGGTCACCCCACGGACCCAACACAGGATGCTCACCGAACGCCTCCTCACGCCACCCCAAATCCTCATCAAACAACGGACCCAACTCCACACGCTCAGTGACCTCAGGCCAAACCATCATCCACCACCCTCAAATGCCTCACATGCCCCTCCAACTCGTCAGCCAACTCCAAATCCGACAAACCAGCAGCCTCACGGTCATCATCAACGACAACACGACGACGAGGCGTAAACTTCTCCACATACTGCAAATACAAAGACGCAGCCTGAACAGAACCCCCAACCGCAGCCACATGCAAAGAATCAATCACCGACTGCGTACGCTCCGGGTGAACATTCAACTCAGCCGCGCGACGATCCCACTCCTTAGCAAACCGAGGATCACGCTTAATGCGCCGCAACGAATCCTCATGGATACCATTCTCAGCCGCCCACTCATACTGAAACTTCGGCTCACGATCAGGCCCCAACAAAAACCACTCCAACAAAGCCACCCACTTAGGCGGCATCACCTTCGCCCCAGCCTCATCATCCCACAACCAACCAGCACCACCACCATTCTGCGGCACAAAAACCTCCCAACCAGAAACGTCCAACTAAAAGCCCACAGCGTCCCACACGCCATGTAACCCCCGTGGGACACGCGGGACTTAATATCAGGGGAACCCCCCCTAGGCTAGGCTAGGCAAGCGGGATACACCCCACCAGAGGGTGTAGACCGACCAAAACCAAGCAAAACCCCCAAGAACCCCTGCCCCAAAACAAGCAGGGGTTTTCCCATGCCCAAAAAGCCGCTCTCAGCAGCCCCCCAGACCGGCCCTCCATATCTATACATAACATATTTATTGGGACCCGGCCCCCCGCACCGGGGGGGGTGGCTTGGCCGGGCCTCGGGGGCTCGCGGGCGCGCGCGCGGGGGTGCGCGGGCGTGTGAGCGTGCGGGCGCGTGCGCGTGTTCGTCTATTTTGACCCCGGACGGCTGGAATGTTACGATTGCGTTTCGTTTGTGTGTCGTTTTCGTCATCTAATCTCTATCGAATCTCTATGTGTTTGTAACGTGTTTGTAATAGTGGTCTGCTATGCTGGGTGGACAAGCCAACAGAGGAGAGGGAAGATATGACCCGTAAGGATTTTGAGAAGCTGGCTGGGGTGGTCAGGGACCAGCCAAGCGATTTTATGGCCGGTGAGCCACGGCAGATCATTCGGTTGGATACAGAGCGGGCGGTTTTGGCTGCTGCTCTTGCTGATGTTTGCGCCGGGTCCAATCCCCGGTTCAGTCACCGCCGGTTCTTTGAGGCGTGTGAGGTGGACGCTGAGGTGGCGTGGAGGTATGTGGCTGGCTGACCGGTTCCCCCGGATGGTCTAAGTTCCCGGTTCGATTCCGGGACGGCGACGATAGGAAACCAACAATGGAAAGAGGGAATATGAGCGAATACTGGGCAGAGGATGAGAACCGGACCACAACGTTTGTAAAGATTCCGGCCTACATGGTGGAAGTAGATGTTGGGGTTTGGTCGGCAACCTATGGGATAGACCCGGAGAGTTACGATGACACGATGATCCAAGCGGTTGTGCGGGATGTAAAAGCGTATTTTGGTAGCGTGGATGCGATTGTGGATTCGACCGGTGCCGGTCAGTGTGGGGCGGTTAGGTTCGCTGGCTAGGGCGGTTCCCCCGTTGACACCCTAGGGGTGTGCCGGTGTCATGACCGGGACAGGGACGGCAAAGCAAACCAACGGAGAGGATACTGTCATGGAGCAGGGGTTAGAGGGTGTGGTATTGAAAGCGGTTGGGGGTGACATTGTGGGAATGGGGGCGACCGGTGAAGGATTGTACCGGGAGGTCCCGCCGGAGCATTTCGGATTGGTGGAACGTTACCTCCGGTGTCAGCTAGAGCAGACGTTAGAGTCTTACCGGTTCTGCCATACGTCTACGGCACCGGTATCGGAATGGCTGATGTCTGTGTGCCGCCGGGAGAATGAGCTTGGGAACGCTCTTGTGGATGCGGGGGTGTTTGAGAGCAAGTATGATAAGCGGACCTCTTGGGTTTTGACGGAGGTGGCGTGATGTTCCATGCCGACTATTACGAGCCGCGCGCTCAGGTGTACCGACAGGTGGAGCGTGGGCACATGGGCCGCAAGTGCGACGAGTGCGGGGTGGCATTGTGAACGCTGATGACCGGCGCATAGCTGAACGCATAGCGTGGGAAAATATGGTGAGGGATACCCATTTTCCACAGTCTAGGATAGTGGCGGGGATAGCGTTAGCTGAGGCACGCCGTCGGGGTACGTTGGCTGATGTTCAGCGCGTAGCGTTGGATTATCGGCGGGCCAACTTGAACAGGACGACGACGCTACAGCGACAGTGGCAAACTAAGGTGTCGCGCCGTCCTCAGCGGGGCAGACATCACGATAGTTGGACTATTCGTGAGGGGTACGTTAGGGCGCACCGTTGGATTGATGATGATGTTAAGCGGGGTTGGCAGCGGTGGGTAAATGGTTTGGTGGCGGGGTTCCCCGGTTGGAAAGTGTATTGGACTGGTTCCCCGCTTGCTGGTGACCGGAGTCATTTTGTGCGGCGCGTCAAGTAGGCTAGTGTCGATCAACTAACAACTAGAGAAGAGGAAGACAGCTATGAGTGATGATTACAACCATGAAGCAACAGAGCTAGAGCTACACATCAGCAACCATCGACCCTCATATGAGGATCTGGTTTACACATTGTGCAATCTGCGAAAGCATCACCTACGGGGTAACTACGATTCGGAGCGTGCCCTGAAGGGTTTGAAGTATCCGGTGATTCGTGCGGCTGAGGATTATGTGAAGCAGTACGGGACGGATCACACAGTGTCGGGGTGTGAGGGTGACCGGTGGTATCGGGTGTTTTCGGTGGCGACTCGGGCGGTAGTGTGCCGGTCGTTGTTGGCGATGTACGAGGAGGAGATCACCGCCGGGGATAGTTGGTTAGATGATGAGATTCAGCGCCGGTCGTGGGTGGTGGCTGGTCGGCCGGTTATCAAGACGAAAGAGAGCGCGCAATGAGCCCCGACTGGGCAGGATGGCAGATGTTACAGGCTGGGCTAGTGGCAGCGACTGTCATGGTGGGCCTCTTCTTAGTGGGGCTGGGATTTAGGGCAGCCTACTGGTGGTGTCAGGACCGGCGTGCTCGTAGCCGGGTGTGGCGGCAGCTTCAGGCGCGCCGGTGGGTTGACCGGGAGTGGTCCGATGAGTGAGTCTCTGGGTAGACGTTGTGAGATACCGGACGACGGGGTGGTGTGCGGTCGTGCTGACATAATGTCTAAAGACGACCGGGGTCGGCTGTTGTGCGGGAAGCATTACCAACGGTACTACAAGTGGCGCGATGCCGAATATTTGGCGATGCCGTACATGTCGGGTTCTAAACCGAAGACGTTTTGTAAGGTGCCTTTGACTTATCGGCCTGATAACCGTGAGTGTGGCCTACCATCAGAACATGCGATAGGTGTGTGTGGTGGGCATTGGAGGAGATGGCACGCAAACAGGAGGGGGACTTCCACTATTTTTGAGGCTATCGAAAACGGGGATTACGAGAGCGATAAGCCACTCAAGTTGTACAAGGTGTCACCGGGAGAGCGTATGGAGATTTACGCAGACCCCGAGGGGGGGTATTACAAAGTCTCTCAAGAGGTGCCGACCATGACCCCGTGTTGGGTTTGGGGGAGGGTCAGTAAGCAAACCGGTTACGGGTCGATTTGTGGCATGGGGGGTGTGAAGCAAACCCATCAGGCTTTCTACGATTACTTTATCGGGGGTCGGGTGAAGGGTCAGGTCGTTCATCACGTTTGCGGTATCAGAGCTTGTTGTAACCCTGACCATCTTGATGCTACCGAACAGTGGATCAACATGGGGGAGGGTAATCGTTTTGAGTACGCAGAGAGTAGGCGTCTACAGGTTGAGGGGTGGATCGCCACTCCGGGTATGACGATGAGGGAGCTAAGGGGACTTGTCGATGGGTGAGGAGTGGGTGTGTTTGGATTGTGGCGAGCCTAAGGTGGTCGGTGAGATGGCGACTGTGGTGCCCGATCTGGTAGCTGAGGGGTCTGGTGCTTCGGTTGGTTCATGTAGGGAGTGCCGTCATGGCTGAGAAGCGGTGTACGAAATGCGGCGAGAGTAAACCGCTGGACGAGTTCCGGCTAGACAAACGACCCGGCCCTAATAAGTGGCAGTCGGCGTGTAAGGGGTGTCAAGCAGAATACTCTCGCAAGTATTCCGAGAAGAACAAGGAAAAGATCGCGGAGTATGGCCGCAAGTGGCATGAAGCGAACAGGGAGGAGCAGAATGCCCGGAGCCGGGAACGGTACCGGGCGAACCCGGAAATGGAAGCGGCGCGCCGTCGTAAATATTATGAAGCCAACAAGGAGAAGATCGCGGTACGTCATAAAGCGTACAGTGAAGCCAACAAGGAGAAGGTCGCGGAGCGTTACCGCAAATGGGCGGCGGCGAACCCTGAGAAGGTACGGGAGACTCAGCGCAGGTACCGGGAGAGGCACCCCGAACGGGCGCGAGAGGCCACTCGCAGGTATGTGGCAGCTAACCCTGAGAAAGTGCGGGAGACTCAGCGCAAATATTCTGCGAACAACCGTGAGAAGCGCGCCGAGTACGCGCGTTTGTTCAAAGAGAGTGGTCGCTGGCAGGTGTGGTGGGACGAGTATTACGCAAAGAACACCCACAAATATTACGATTCGTCCGCTAGGAGGCGTGCCAGATTGGCAGAGGTCGAATCGGATGACCACACGACCGTTGAACTACACGCTTATTGGGAGAAAGTGGGCTACGACCCGCAAGTCTGTTCGTATTGTGACGGGCCGATCTCCAACTGGAAAACGTCGGTCGGTGACCATGTGTTTCCCATGAATAAGGGCGGCCCTAATACTGTGGAGAATCTTGTGCCCTGCTGCGGCGGGTGTAACAAATCTAAACAGGATCGGTTGTTGTTTGATGAGTGGGTGCCGCCGAACATGCGGCGGGTGGTAGCTGCGTGACATGAACCATGACCTGACCATCGCCGGGGGCTGGAGCGTCTACCTGACGGTGGACGAAGACGATCACCTGACGATCAACGTCAACCATGTCGATGGCTCTGAGGTCATCGACTGTGAGGTGGAGTGGCCAGACGACGTGGAGTTCAAGGTCCGGCTGACGACGAAGCAGACTGAAGCCGACCATAGGAAGGCACGGGGGTGCGACTGGCTGTGACGGAGGTCACACCCCCCGCATCTTGTGACTGTCACACCCCTCAACTACAGTGGGATCAACAGAAAGGAAACCAATGAGTGACATACCAGACATGGAAGTGTTCTCCACCGAAGCCCTGTTCCGGGCTGTTGCCAAGGTGAGAGCTATGGAGATTTTCGGCCCGGACCATTACGCGATCATGGCCAGCATGGACAGGCCCGACGCTGACTGTGAAGGCCGGTATCAGGGGGCCGAGGAGGAACTTGAGCTTGCCGAGTTGAACGCTTCGTGGGTTGGCAGCCACGACGATAATGACAAGCCCTTGGGGGAACCTGATGAGGGGGAATGACGACTACGGCCACCACTGGGCTGGCACACCCGACAATGAACGTGTCGAATGTATCTGGTGTTTGGCTACCCCAGCCGGTAAGGGTGCTTACGAGCCGTGTGATCGGGCTATCGCCCCGGAGCATGACAAACCACCAGTGGATTTGGACGCCATGATTACTGAGGCTGTCCACCGTGACACTGTGTCGGAGGGCAGGGTGCGGGAGATCGTGGGCGAGGAGCTTCGCATTTACGATCATGGTTTGCGCCGGTATTTGCGCCGGTATGTTGTGCCGGATGAGCCACAGCCACAGCCTATGGACATGGTGGCTATGGTGGAACAGTGGCCCGACAGGGATGAGCCCGCCCGGTGGTTCGACCATTGGGAGGACGGCGCGTCCCGTGAGTTTCGTGGTATGCGTGAGGATGATGAGAAGTTTGCGAGGGAACAGTGGTGAGCTTGACCCACGGTTACCTGCCGAATGTCGGCCCCGACTTGTACGACTTGTACGAACAGCAGGTGGAGCAGATGCGCTGCGACGTTGAGGACATGAGCGTAGCTGAGCTTGTTGAGGAAGTGTTACATCATCGGATCAGAGAGCGGTCAAGGCCGTGAACCCGGTGGACACATGCCGGTGCGGGCATATCCGCAACCACCACTTCTGGTTCTCCGGTCAGTGTTGCGGCACCGGCAACGACAGGCTGTCCGAGTGGGACTGTGCGTGTACTAGCTTTCATTTGGAAGGCGGGGTGCTGTCCCGTCGGGCGACGTTACCTGTACCCAACCAGCGGGCCACCGGTGGTAGCTGGTCGTCGGAGATTATCAGCCGGGTGTGGTCTATTCTCCAAAGGGAACGAAGCGAGCTTGTGGTGTGTGACGCTCGCATAAGATCTGCGGGAATAACCCCGACAGAGAAACAAACAGAAAGGGAAACAACATGGCACAACTCCTGACAGAGTGGCCCGCTGCGCGGTTGCGTAGCGAGGACTACGACTGGGGCGAGTGGTTCGACGGGCAGATGCGCGTCCTCACCAAAGATGAGGATTTCGTGACGGAACCTTCGTCGTTCCGTTCGTCTGCCTATCAGGCAGCCAAGCGCCGAGACGGCATCAAGGTGCGGGTTCACTCGTACCCGGATGGCCGTCGTGTCGCTATCCAATCCTACTGCGTCTGACGACGCGGGGGCGCGGCTGGGGGCGGGGACTCCGGGGGAGGGTCCCGCCCCTACGCTGCGGGGAAGGAAGCCAGATGAGAACAACTCTTGAACTACAGCAGCGGACTATCGCTATGGGTGCCGGTCATTGGATTAGACGCTGGGCGGTCATCCAAGACGGTGCTATTCGTGAAATGTTTTTGGAATACACCGAGGCGCAACGGTGTTTAGAAATATTGCGAGAGGATTGGGAATCGAAAGATGAATAGACCGAAGGGTTTAGTACGCAAACATGGGGTGACCTCGTACAAGAGGAATATTTGCCGGTGTAAAATATGTCGGCAAGCTAACACTGACTATGAGGGGCGCAAACGCAACCAGCGGCAGCCACAGAATGAGCGTCCCCGGTTGCCGTTCATACATGACACGTTGACCCGCGAGGAGTGGTTCAAGTACCGGGACGCTGATAAGCCTTGACTCTTTGAGCTAACATCATTACACTCCGTTGGAACAGGTGACCCTCTGACCTGTTCGGGGGTGGCGGTGCGGTGTTTGCTTCCTTTCTCCCGCACCGTCACCCTCGTTTAAAAAGAAATAGGAAGGCTCCCCCGTGGGAAAACAAAAGAAATCAGCCATCGAAACCCGGTTAGAAACCCTTGAAAACATTGTGCTTTCCGACGGGCAGAACATTGGTGAAGCACTCGGAATAACCTACGTAACAATACAAGAAAGCCTCGTTAGGATCGGAGATTTTGCCCACGATCTAGCCCTAGTAGCGCAGAATCTTATGACCTCAATGGGGGAGTTAGTGCCCGACGAATACACACGAATGAGGGTGGAAGCTACCGCCCCGCCGGACCTGACAGTCATCGAAGGCGAAGGCCAAGACGGCGATGATGAAATCTCCTAAGGCTAGGCTAGGCTTGGGTCTTGGGCTAGGGGATGTAACCCCTATGGCTAGGCTAGGCTAGGGGGGTCCCGCCGATGTCGCAACCGTCTGCTACTCTGACATCCATGTCGCAACCATCCATCCCCGTCACCGAAGACCGGATCACCCTTCGCCAGTCGTGGCTGGGGGATCTGGCGATGTGCCCGGAGCGGGCACGCCAGTCGATGCTGGGTATCTCCCAATCAACCGATTCGACTTCGACGGTTATGGGTTCCGCTGTTCACTACGGCATCGAACAATGCCTCCAATCTTTCATTGACGGCGGTGAACATTTGTCGCGGGAGGCCACGGTCGCCGCTTCGCTCGGCTACTGGGAGGATCATCGGGCTGACATTGTTCGTTGGAACCACAAGGTTGATGCGTGTTTGGAAATAATAGAGTTGAACTCGGCGGTGTGGTGGGACGAGGTTCGCCCCGGTGTGAAACCGGTGGCCGTGGAATATTCTTTCAACCTGCCGCTGGTCGTGGATCACAAGCCGGAGATATGGTTACAGGGCACTATGGATTGTGTTCAAACATACCCGGAACCTATCTTGGATTGGAAGAACCCCGGCAGGAAACCGTCAGATGATTGGGAGAAGCGACGGTGGTCTGTTCAAGCTGCGGCGTACACTTGGGCGGTGGCGTCGATGGCCGACGGTGGTTTACAGGAACCTCTGTTGTTTGAGTTTGTTCACCTTGTAAAGGGTAAGGTTCACAGGAACCTTGTTGATTGCGGACCCGCGGAGTGGGCAAGTTTGGTTGCTCTAGCTCGCTCTGCGGGTACACTCATAGCGGCTGACATACCAGTGTGGCCGCTGAACATGGCCGGGTGGCATTGTGCCCCCAAATGGTGCGGTGCGTGGTCAACGTGCCGTGGCCGGTTCGCCGGTCCCGATCCTTGGAAGCAACTATAAGGAGCAATACAATGACAGAAGCAAACAAC